AAGGCTCCAGTGTAAGCGTTGGTTGCACTACTCTGTCAATTCTTACGCGATTCCACGGCTCTTGCCGTAACCCATCCACTTCCCTAAACACACCGAGGAAGCTAGAAGAGCCCTCAACTAGAAGTCAAGGGCTCTCTTTTTTACTACCAACTATCAGGTAGTTCTACTCTTTTGGCACAATCACTGTAACACGGTACGCAAACTCTACCTGAAAGCCTGGAGGACGAACCTCTGTTAAACCTACCGGCACCAACACTTTGGCTATCATGGTCTTGCCGGACAGTTCTGGAGCGGATACCTCGATCCAACGTTCCTTGTCGCCTTCCATGTCTCCATACTTCACTACTGTAGCTAATACTTTGCGGGTCTTCATGTTAAAACTCCTAACCTAACGTTCTGGGTTACCGGCAAACTTCTTGAATGCCTCGGCAACAATGCCCCTCATACGGTTCTTTGGGTGAGTCGGGTATGGGTCACGACCCTCTGGAGCGGCAGCAGGTGGTGCAGGAGGCTGGCCGCCAATCGGGGCCTGTTGGGTTTGCTCCGCTCTTTGCTGCCGCTGAGGGTTGACATGGAGTGGTGTTTTGCGTGCTGGAGCAAACGGGCGCAGTCTATCCACCACACTCGCCACCTCTTCAACCTTGAACATGCGGTTCTCTGCGTGGGCTAAACGGATCTCCTTGGCTATGAACTCCTCTGCTACCTTGGAGTCTACACCTTTCAAGCGGCACTGACGGCTCATCTCGCTCTCGATACGGATGCCAAGGTCACGAATCTGTTCGGCGCGATATGCTGCCTCCCGCCTATCCACCTGCGCCATTCGAGCCGCCGTTTCTACCTCTCGAACAACCCTTTCCTTGATCTCAGGATCGTCTTGCATGTTCCGGAAGATCTGCACAACCTTTTCCATCACGCTCGGCTTGTCGAGAGCAATGGCTAAAAGAATCTGTTCCGGCTGCTGGTCCAGACGCTGCATGAGACCCTCGTATCCTGCCTTCATCTCCTCCGCTTGGGATGCCTGCTCGCGGTAACTACGCATGGCTGAATGGCTAGCATCCAACAACTTGAGGGTGGGTTCGTACAACTCCGGGGCTAGATCCTCGATACGTACTCCAATATCTACTCCTTGAGCCAACAAGGAGTCCTGGATATCGATTAGCTGGGCCAGTTCCGGGGAAGGAGGCGTTGGTTCGCCTTCTCCCTCACCTTCTGGGGGTGTCTGTAACGCTCCAGGATCGCCTGTAAGCCCTTCTTGGCCCTCAACCCTACCTTGGGTACCCTCTTGACCCTGCAAGCCTTCCTGAAGCGTTACTGAGCCTTCTGGGTGGGTTTGCATACCTTCAGCAACCTTGGCTGCTATGGTTTGCGCCAGTTGTTGGGTGTGAGCCTTTGTGTCTGCGGCTTGCTGCCCAAGATCTGCAGGGGCCGCTCCAGGTGCCGGTTGTGCTGGTGTGGTCATTTCTTTCCTCCTTCGAGTTTACCTTGCTCTTGTAACATGACTTTGAACATCTCTCCCATCAATTTAGCCATTTCTTCTCCGAGTGCGGTTTTGATGTCTGCTTGGCTCTCGGTCTGGGCGCGAATCTGCCTGAGTGCCTGCTCCTGCTGCAGGAAGCCTTGGCGCTTCTGCTCCTCTGCTTGTTGTAGAGCTTGTTCGTGCTGAGACACATTCTGCATCAGGACTTGTTGGTTCTCCTGGGGCCAGCCCTGGAACTCCATTCCCTTCATAATACGGTGGTGTTCATCCAAATGCACCTGATGATTATCCCACGGCATCATTTGTGGAGGCGGAGTCTGCTGGTTCCAACTGCGGAAAGCGTGGTTCTCGTTCCGGGCAGCCAGTACGTCTGGGTCTGTAGCTGGAAGAGAAACGTCCAATCCAACTACTTCCATAGCTGCCTCGATGCGTTCTCTGTCTAGCTGGCCGGAAGCGTCCGTGAACAGGATCTGCGCCGCTGGAGAGTTGAGTACTCCAATCACGCTGTCTCGCATAGACTGTCTGTCCCACGTATGAAGGGGCAGCTCTTCCACTCGGATACGAGCACGGAGATTCTTCAGGTCCGTACCTTTGAACGAGCGCCACTGGTACGTACGATCTGGACCGACTACGCCAGCCACACGCTCGTCTTCGTAGAAAGAGGCTACATACGCCAGCAACACGTACCCAAGCTCCTGCCAAGCTGGAGCACTATTGATTTGGGCGAGTGCTACTTGCTGGCCCTGATTCATGACCCTGGAAGGCTGTCTGGGCGTGTTTCTCGCCGTACCGGGGGTAGGAGACTCTGGACGGGAGAACTTGTATCCTGCGAGCGTCAGGGCCGCGTCCTTGGCCTCTCCAGCCATCCTCTCAAAGATCTGAGGTGGTTGCGGGAGTTCGGTGGCGACTGGACGGGCATCTGCGCCTGGAGTAACGACTAACTCTTGCCCAGGCTCGTCTGTCAGGTCTCCACAAGCCACACCTCCACCAGAAGCCAGCAACCACTTTGGAGTCACCTTCGACACCCACTCCAGCTTACGCGCCTGCATCTCTTCTTCGACCTTGTTCTGGAAGGTCACGTCGTAAAGAGGAGTAGTACCTAGCTTCGAGTGACCTGGGAACGGCACCCAGCGAAAGTGTATGATCGGCACGCTACCCGAACGCAGGGTTGCCGGTAATGGATTGGGAGTAGTCAACAGCGTCTTGTTCGAGGAAGTCCACCATAAACCTCCTGGATTGCGGGAGCTGCGTGGTAAGTAATGCTCGATCACCAGCGCCCTTGCCTCGTCTGTAGGGAACGGAGTGGACTTAGTGTACAAAAGATCCAGTGTAACCGCCGCTTCCTTGACGCTGAAGTCCATTGTATCAGCTATCTCTTCTCCATACTTGTCCACAGCTTGATCGTATTCGAGCATGAAGCCTACCATACAACCGTGTGCCGGGCTCGGACTCCAACGCACAAGCTGGGGAGAGATTACTTCAGTAGCTATCTCTCCGGCATCGACCATAATCGGTTCTGACATGGTTGGATCTGGTTGCATGGTTTCTGGGTTGATGGGGATCAAGTTCCCCGTCAACTGCCCTTGTTCGTCTGTCTCCGGTACGGCAAGCGGGAGCATGTTACCTGTGTTCGCGTTCCAGTACACACGCACGTCCGCGTTGCCGGTAGAGATCAACCACGCAGCAATGTCGATGCGTTTGCTTTCCATCTCTTGTGTGTCCCACAAGTAACGGAGAACGTGATCTGCGAGGTTAGCGCTGGAGACTTCGCCTGGGTCTGGAGAGTCTGGAATCGCGGAGTAGCGTACTTTCCCTTGGAGCCATTGAGTCACGAGATCGATGTAAACTGCCATCGTGATATTGTCTACCGGGAAACGCCTCCAGTTCGGGATCTGTTCCAGAGGCTTCTCCTGCAAGATGTTCCAGTGCTGTCCTCGGAGGTAATCCATCACGCGCCGCCAACGATCTACGTGGAAATGGTACAGGCCGTCCAAGCCTCTCCACATCTCCTCCGAGAAGTCAGCGTACTCTTTCACCTCCGCTGTTTGTTTCGGCAGCTTAGTCATTAGTCCTCTCGTACCGGCTCAAAAGGCAGCGTTTTTGGCCGGGGAATGTCTTCCACTGGCCGGAACCCATCATACCTAAGATTGATGATTCTGCGCACTAACGGTCTTACTTCCATAAAGTGGCAGAAGAAGTATCCAACCGCCACGCCTATCCCTGCGCTCAACAAAGAAATGATCAGTGCCATGTTACCCCCTAAAGCTCTCTCACGTAAGCAGCACGCTGTTTGTCTTGATGTTCCATTGCTCTCCAAATCACTTGATCTGCTACCGGCATGTTCTTCATCCACACGTCAGCTTCCTCTAACTTAATGCCAGCAGACAGGATACTACAACCATAAACAAGGCAATTGCCAGCTATGAACATCCTCCCGTTACGGCGGCAGACCAACGTTCCATTCGGTACAGTAACACAATATACCTTGCCAACATACTGCACACGCTCTCCAATGAATGGCCGTAGACCAGTCTCCTCTGGGCGCAAAGATCTAGTCAAATGTGCTCCTGGAGTGTAGCACTCAGAAACGTGATACTGATCTTTACAGAAGCCAGATCTACCCTCAATAGACCACGTTTTAGGAGAAACGCGCTTGACGTTTGCAGAGTTGCCAACCTTCAAAAACAACTCTTGAATGTCATCGGCCAAAACAGCACTGATAGTGGCATAATGGCGATGTTCTCTCGTGTTGCTTCGAGTCACCCAACCATCGCCAGCTATCGCCCCACACAAAAAACGCTCTATTGTTTCAGGGTCAGATTCTTTTACCCATTTAGGCACTCTCTTGTTAGCAACCCCATCACCACAGCGCCCTACTGCTAGGAAAAGTTGCTTAGACGAGAACCACAAGCCATCGTCGTACACACGAAATTTCCACGGTAGGCGTTCGCACAAAGAAACCAAGCGATCCTTCTTCTCGCCAGCACGTTGGCTGATAGTGACTATATAACGTCTATTTCCCTGCGTACGGGATCTAGTACTGGAACGAGAGCCTTCCGCGACATACCAACCAAGAAACTCCGCCCAGTCTCCGGGACTCAACTCTGCTTTCGGTTGAATCAGTTTTCCTCCCTTAATCCGCCCGCCAGCGCGTTGTCTTGTTTCTGGCAGTACCGCTTTTCTGCGTTTCTTCCCTTTCCAATGAGTAGTCAACTTCAATCTGTGAGACTTCGTTAACTCTTCCGCACGCACCACAACCTTTTCGTGCTTGTTTCTTTCGCCGGGCTTGTCTTTCGGCAACAACACCATACGATGGCGAGGTGTCACAAGAATGTCGATACGATGCCCCTTCAACTGCACCATCTCACCGGAATATGGCTTATCTATCTTGTGAGAACCTTTTTGGTACTCCAACTGATCTTTATCGAGGTTGATAGTGGCGAAGGAATCTCCATCCTGCCCAACCTCAACATCAGCGAAGTACTTCCAACCATCAGCGGTCAACACCTCCGTTTCAGCATCAAAGCAGTCACACATGTCA